TTTTCACCCTTACCATTCCATGCGGCATCTATCTTATTAAAAAATGCTTTCTTTTCTTCATCACTCATAGATGGAATTGATTTACCAGACTTTTCCAATGCTTTAGCAAAGAATGCTTGATATTCAGATTCTTCAGTCATTACTTCTTTAACTAATTCTTTTAGTCTTTCTTTAGTGATTTTCATACTTTCTTTTTTATTTGGTAAACCTTTATGTGATGTAGATGCAAAATCTTTAGCTGCTTTTTTAGTCATTGAATCGGCCGCTTTCTCAACTTCCTTTGATGGGGTTTCCATATCACCTTTTTGTGCGGCGTGAACCATACCCATAAATCTTTGTTGTGCTTTAGATACTGCTGGCATATTATAAATTTCTAATTTTTTCTGAAAGATTCATTAATCTTTCTTTGATTTTATGTAAATTTTTGTGTGTTCTTTTATAATAATCATCTTTTGTAACACCATTCTCAGTTTTTAATTTTGAATACCAATTAACAAATTTTTCAACTTCGCCTAATTGTTGTTTAATAGATGTTATACCTTTACTCATTTTAGCTTTAGGAGAACTTTCTTCTTTTTTGATTGCTAACCAACGATTCTCATTTAAACTAGCTTCATCATCAGCTTTTACTAATTCCATACCACTCTTATCTGCTATTTCACCAGAATCATTACAATCGGTTGCCGTTGGTTTTATTTCTAATGGTTTTTTAGAATTGGCAGGTACATCATTTTTTAACCAATCTTTACCTTCTTCTAAATCATTTACAACTTCACCACCAGTTACGTTAGCTAATCTTTTATTTTTCTTTGCAGTTTGACCAGGTTTAGAAAATGCTGCTGGTGTATCGTATCCTGCTACATTACCAGTTACAGACATTTCGTCCAATTCTTCTTCAGATTGAATTTCTTTAACTATACTTCTGATTATTTCTTTTAATCTAGCTTCCATTATTTTACTTTAGATTTTAATTCTTTAATTAGCTCATACGAAAGCATAATAGATGAAACTTGATTATCAGATACAGATTTACCCATTTTCATTTTTTCTAAAACAGAAATAGTTTCAGATAATTTAATTGTAGTAACTTTATCTTCAACCTTTTCTTTTATAGATTTTAATTCAGATACTATATTTGGCAATTCTACTAAAATATAATCTTTAAATTTAGATGTATTTGAAATATTGTTTATATATTCCTTTAATAAATTCTTTTGTTTTGAATCTAAATTTGTATATTTTTTATTAAATGTTTCAACAAGAATTTTATAGGTTAATAATCGTAGGTCTTTATCTTGTTGCTTATAGGTTTCTATTAATTTAGTATCTTCTATTTTGTTAGTTTTAGTCGATGGTCTAGCTATAATATTTTCAATTAGGGTTACCTTAGAATTAAATACATCTTTAATATCATAATTTTCGGACTTTTTAGATTCAAATACTTTATATATTGATGCTAATACTTTGTAATTAGTAATTGGGGATGAAAGAAATTGCTCTAATTCAAATTTCTCATTAATTTGCTTAATAAGACTATACTTTTCTTTTGATAATTTAACCTCATTCAATTTAGAATGTGCTTGAGATACAGTATCTACAAACATTTCAGCTTTACTTTCAGAATTGTATTTTTCTTTTAATAGTAAATCATAAAGACGTAATTCTTTATTTAATTCCGTACCTGCGGCAAAGAATTCTTTTACTATATTTTTTGCGTTCTCAGTTTTGTCCCCATTAAGTACCTCTAATGTTATTTGTCTTACTAAAAGCTCAAATAACACCCCAGTATTCTTAACTTTGGAATGTTTTATTTTTTTCATTTATTACCCTATGTTTAACCTACATCTATAAACTAACACATATAAATATAAACTTTTTAATGTTTATTAAAATTTAGTGTCATCTAATATGTTTTTTTCATCTAAAAGGTCCGTTTTTTGTGTTTTTTCACTTAAAATTTTCTTTTTTGCTGAAATACCATTGATATATTCTTTTGCAACTCGTTTATTTGATTCAAATGTACGAGTTTCTCTTTTTCTTTCTTTTTCGTTTTCTTTGTTACCCAATGGGTCTCTACCCAATGGATGTTTATCTTTTCCGTAAGTATTTCCTTCTCTTGGCCTACCACCTTTATTATCTACAATCTCCTGCTTTATTTTTTCAATCTCCTCCTCCACATTTTGTTGTTCAGGTGGATTAGCCGGGTCTTGCCCTTGTTGTTCGATTGAGTTATAACGGAATCTATCTTTAAGGTCTAATATCATCTTAGCTCTTTCCATATCTATCTCATCTTCACTCATACCAAACACATTACTATAAACCCAATCAGTAGACATCATATTAAGTCCCTTAAGGTCAGATGCTAATCTAGTCTTCTCACTCCAAAGGTTTACTTTCTCTTGCTCGTATATTGTAGATGAATTAGTTAAAGTAAGTTGAAAGTTTGTCATTTCAGCATCATCAATTCCTTGGGATGCTAAGTGAACTATTGCTATTTTATATAATTCACTAACAACAGTTCTTTGAATTCTTTCAATAGTTCTAGCAAAACGAACATCTTGAGCTGCAAGAGTTGCTTTACCACTAATACCTTCTTCGTATCCTAAGAATGCTTTAGGTATCTTTAATGCACTAAATAATTTTGCTTTTAAGTAATCTATATCTTCGGTTGCAGTATAATCCAGTCCAGCTAAGTTTTCAATAGCCGTTCCACTATCTCCACCTCTAACAGGTAGAAAGAAATCTTCAGTAAGATTCTGAATATTGTATTTTAAGTTGTAATCTCCACTATTCTTATCAACAAATGGTGTTTTTTTCATTTTGTTAATAATCTTTTGCATATAGTTATCAACTTCTTGCGGATTGATATTACCAATATCAATTTTGAACACTCTTTTTTCAGGTGCTCTCATAATACGATGGATTAACATCGCATCTTCCATAAGTGATAATTGTTTCCAAACTCTACGACCACCTTCAATCATTGCTTTACCATATGGTAAAAAGTTAGTATCTGATAACATACGAAAGTGAGCCATTTCATAATTCTCATATTCTTTTTTACCAAATCTATCTAATTCAACTTTAAACTTAACATAGTTTTGATTGTTAGGGTCAGTACCTTCTAATCTTTCAGTATTATATACCGAATAAGGTAGTACATTTACGATACCTTTACCTTCTGCAATTTCCAATGCTAAAAAGAAATCTCCGTATTTAACTAAGTTTCTTACCCAAGGCCACAAATTGAATTCTATATTTATTACATCGTAGAATAAATTGTGTAGGATTGAACTTACATTTTCGTTTGATGATTTGATTGTCAATACATCACCATATTCGTCTTTAGTAGTTGATTCATCAGCGTATATATCTAATGCCGATGCTATAATTGGGTCATTATCCATAGCATCATAATCTCTGAATAATTCTCTACGAACCTGATGGTATGCCATTGATTGTGCACCCTGATTCGTTTCGTTAAAAGACCTTTGTAACTTTGTATATCTATCTCTAAGATTTACGAAGTTTGTATTCATTTGGCGTTCATCAGTATCTACAACTCTACGTTTACCATCTTTGTCAACGGTTACGATTGCTTGGGTTGAGAATAACTTCTTTAACCTACCAAAAAAACTTCTATCATCCAATTCTTGTTCTGCCATAATTTATTATTATTTTCTACAAAATCCTATTTTGACATTATATGATATAAATATCGTAATTTATCAAAACACTATAACCATTGAGTTAAATCTTCAAATCCATCACCAGCTCTCATTCTCCACGGGTCATCATCCATAGTATTTCCACCACCATATATACCATTATATGTATGAGAAGTAATACCACTAACTGCACTTTTAGTTAAATCAATACCCTCTTGTCTTAAACGAAGTGCAGTATCTCTAACCCACAATCCAATTGAAAATGCCATTGTCAAGTCATCGTTATAACCTTTCATAGCCTCTGCTCTACCATTCATATAGACAAATGTAAATAACTCATCTATTAAACGAGAAGAACGAATTATAATTGATTTTTCTCTAAAGTAATCAGTTAATTTAGATATGATTAAAGGTCTAGTCTTAGAAGTGGTTGAAAATCCAGCTACTAATCCTTTATCTTCAGCTCTATATCTATTTGTCATTTGATTTTCAGTATCAATATATTTTAAATCCTTACTCATATAGAATAAATTTTTATAATCTCTATCAATTACTTGTTGAATTGTTGCCCAACCAATATTTGCATTCTCTATTACAAGTAACGCATCATTATATTCAGTTGAAAGTGCAACTAAAAAATTTCCAAAATCTTTTGTATCTACTTTACCTTTATATTCAGCTACTTGAGTTGCGTTTACAATATCAATTACATGACAAGTAGAGTAATCGGCTCCATCACCCCTAGCCACATCGGCTACTACCATATATGATTTAGAATAATCAGGATGTTCCCATTTCCAAAGATTTCCATCAAATCCACCTTTCTCAATTGGGTCTTGAATGTATGTTTCTTTATAGAACATTAGAGTTTCAGGTTCAATTACCGTTTCACCAGAAGATACGAAGTCACAATCACACTCTTGTGCTGCTTTTTTGATACCCAATAATTCTTCTTGCTGGTCTCTCCATTTTTGGTCTCTTTCAGGATGTACTGTCCAATGTAATCTGATTGTATTAAATGGGTTTCTACTTTCCTCAGCTCCCAACCAAGTTTGGTGAAACCAATTACCCACACCATTTGGAGTAGATAATGCAATACAAGCTCCACCCGTTGAAAGTGTTGATTGAGCTGCCACCCAAATTTCATCAATATCATCAATGAAGGCGGCCTCATCGAATATAAGAAGTGATAATGCTTCAGAACGTCCTGCATCAGGAGAAGAAGCAATAGCCTTAATTTGAGAACCATTATTTAAACGAAGGGAAAGTTTGTTATCTTCCATAGACCCGTTCTTAAGCCAACTAGGAAGTAATTCATGCATCACTCTTACCTTTGTTACTAAGTTCTTTGCCACATCTTGCTTTGTTGCAATAACCAATACGTTAAAATCACCATTGAATATCATTTTCCAAAGTGCATATCCGGCAGATAAGGTTGAAATACCAGTTTGACGTGATTTTAGAACTATATTAAATCTATTACTTGCGAATTGTGTTAGAGTTTTTTCCTGAAATGGAAATAGGTGAAATGGTATCTTACCTCTCACCGGATGCTGAATCATACAATACTTCTTCATAAAGTGTATTGGGTCAGTAGCACACTTTTTGTATTCTTCTGCAATAATCTCTTTTAGGGATTTCTTTTGTGTTATACCTGTACTCATACTAATTGTTAAGTGGTCTTACTAAATCGTAGTTTTTATCTTTTAATTTATCGTAAGCCGCATTTCTTAATTTAGTAGCTTGTTCAATCTCACTTTCAAACTTAACAATCTCCAAAAGGATTTCTGCTTTAAGTTCTTCAACATCCCTTTCCATACTCCAAGTTTCAATTTTACCATCTTCTTGAACTACTTCATAAGTTTGCTTTGCATCTCTATAAGCTTGTTTGAATTGTGCAACTATATCATTACCATGTGCAATCATATTAGAAAATATTTTATAATCTTCATATGCTTCCCACAATCCATCTACTTTAATTTGAGATTCTTTTATTGTAAGACAGTGTAAACAATATCCAGTTTTGGATATTAACTTTTTATCAACTCTACCTATTTTGATTGTTTTACAATTATCTGATTTACAAGTGTTTAACTTATCTAAATAAGCTCTTGCATCAGCCATTATATCACCAAGTTCTGATGTTTGTACCTTACCAGCCTGTAATTGCTCCCAAGTCTTACCATCATCATCAGTCCATTTTTCACCAACCTTACGTTTTATAATTTCTTTATCTGCCCCAGAAAATGAAATAAATGATTCCTTTTCATATTCAGCACCATGCATTACCATATCTACCAACTTTCTACGTGTTGGATGCATAAACTTTTTATTGAATTCCTTTGCCATATTACTTACAATATATTTGTATATATAAGTATATCAAAATTCAAAAAACGATTAACTATCAAAAAATATTCCTAAAATTTGATTAAGCGGTGCGAATGCACCTGTTAATTTGTAAGTGTTACCACCATATACAAACACAATACCTTCATTTGGTACAATCTTTTCAAATCCACCCAAAGCATTTAATCTTTGTAACTCTAATTTTAATTTTTCAATCTTTTTAGGGTCACCACTTGCTTTTACTTGAGATATTGTTGATTGTAAACGATTTACCATTTGTCTTTTGGCAGAATCAGGATTTGCAGTAAGTACGGATTCCATAAACGATAATACATCAGCACCAACTCCTAAGAATATCTCCTCAAATCTCATTAGATTTTGTTTTGATATCTTTTGTTGGTCTTGCTTATCAGTTTGTTCAGCCCATGCTCTTAATTTAGGGTCTTGTATTGTTGCTATTCTAAATGATTTATCATTGAATGCCCATCTCTTTACCAATCCTATTTTTTCTTGTGCATCTAATTTCTTTCCACTTTTTTCTACAAATTTACTCCACCAAGCCTGATGATATTCACCTACACCATCACTATCAGATAAACCAAATTCTGATTGTAATTTTGAAATCATTCCTAAATACTTTCCTTGTAATTTAGCTAACTGCTCTGATTTGGGTAACTTAGTCATTGGTGGTCCTTGTATTGTGTACTTAGATTGAACATGTGCGTTTACTTGCTTAATCATACCACCCAATATAGATGCAGCTTGTTGGTTTTCACCTACAATAGTACCAGCATCATCATATTCAAATGTACCGTGAAATACTAATAGGGGTTGGTTGTATGGAATTACGTTTACCGATGTTGGGTATATTACTTCCAAATTCATAAAACATGCACCATCCTTAAAAATCTTCTTTCTTTGTGGTTCGGATAAAGCTGCTATTGCTTTAGATAAATC